ATAAATAAAAGTAGGCCCATTGTGGCCATATATTAAGGAGATTTAAAAATGGCTTATATTACTAAAGTTTCTGGTGGATCACAACCAGTATTTAATTTGGACGTATTGAACGGTCCAGTTGCACAGACAGCTAACATTGCTCAACAGGGTCCTTTTAACCCAGCTGGTCCAAAGTTAGACTTCTACACCTTTACAGCTAATGCTGCTATCGGTGCACAAGGTGGCGTAAATCAATTCGTTTCTAACGTTTTGCAATCTCTGCAACAGACAACTACTGTAGCTATCGCTCAAGTTACTACAGGTACAACACTTTCAGTTGCTACATACCCAGTTGGCGCATTTGCTAACGTTGCTTTGGCTTTGGCTGCTGCACAGTCAGCAAACGGCACAATTGGTATCAGTAGTGCTACTGGCACAGCATCATTCACAAACACAGCTGATCTGTAATTAGCTACGTTTGTAACCACACTAAACCTGCCAAGGCAGGTTTTTTGTTGGCTTGTTTTTTGTAGTTAAATACTAATATGGCCGCAAACAAAATTACAGAAGTAACCATATACGAAAGTCCCGACGGTGGGCGCACTGTGTATGCTCGTCGTCCTGGTGCTAGTAAAAGAGAGTTGTATAGTCAAGACCCTGAGTTACAATTAGAACTTGCAGAACTAGAACGTGAAAAACGTTGGGTTGATATATTTGGAGCACGTAAAACAAATCAAGAACTTGACCGTCTTTGTGAGCAGGTAGAAATACTTTACCAACTAAGTCAACGAGAACAATGAAATACGTTTGCCAAACTCGATTTGATATTACAGCTACCGGAGTCACAGGACACTACAAATCTGCACGTATTCCTTTTCAAGATCGCGCAGGGCAGGCCATTAAAAACGAGGAATCCTGGAACCGTAGCCGCAATCAACAACGCAACTGGGAAACACTCACACAAATTTTAAGTCTACGTACACAATTATTTTTACTAACAGATCCTGTGCAAGACTTGACCGGCACACGATGGATGTTTGAATTTGAAACAGAGTCTGATGGCATATACGGCCCCGAATCTGATCCTGTGTTGATCTTACGAGCAGATGCTGCTGGAGTTCCCATGTTGCGTGAACTCAATAACGACCCAGATATTGAAACGGTGTTGATTACAGAAGGTGCCCAACAGAATATATGGTTTGCACCTATTTCCATAAATACGTGATGGAGATTAAACATGGTTGAAGCCACCGAAATTGAAAAGAAAAGCCTTGAAGCGCATGTGGAACTCTGCGCCGAGCGATACAATGCACTAGAAGACAAAATGACAGCCATGAGTGTAAGTATATCACATCTTTGTGACATGGTCCAGGACGTTAAATCAAGTGTTAGTAAATTAAATGAAAAGAATACTGACAGGCTAATCACCTGGGGAATTGGAATCATTGGTTTTTTATCTGCTTCAACTATCTATCTTATTTCTCACTACGTAATTAAATGAATACGACTCAGGAATTTAAACAGTTATTCCATCAAGAATTTCGCGACATTATGCCCAATACTATCTGGCAAAATAATCCAGGTGAATACGAAGTATTTGGGCACTATCACATACAGGCAGAACGCCCTGGGTATAAAGTAACGTGTGGCGCCACAGACGTGGGAGTTTTTAGCAGCACCCGTACAGCACTCAGCTGGTGCATAGCCGATAAAAACAGGGCCTACAATACTGCTAGAGAACTATTAACCATAGATACCAAACTAGCCGCACTAACACAAGATATCAATGCTAGAGCTGCAGTAGGAGATCGCAGTCGCGATCCACAGTTGCGTGAGACTATTTTAACCAAGTTAGAAACCAAGATTATACAGAAAAAACAGTTGGAAAATCAGTTGACCAAATGTGTAAACTGGGCTAAATATATTCAACACAGAGGATTTGAAGATGAAACTCAACGAACTGGCCGTAGTCAGCCCAACAAAACAAGCCGCTAAAGTATTTGAAAGTTACTTTGGTAATAGCATTCGATTTGACCAAATTACACAGGCACAGGCCCGTGGCATGCTCAAACGTGTACGTACATTAATTGCTGAACATCGTAGAACTCCTAGTTTTCATAGCAGTGAGCAAAATCCAAGTTATTTAAAATTGGTCATGATGGAGCAGGCCCTGGCCGCTCAAGCGGTTGCCCCTGTTGGCGGAGCACCAATGGATCCACAGAAACAAGCTGGTTTGATGGCTGTACAAGTCCAACAAAATCAAAAAGCAAAACAAGATCAACTTACAGCATTAAAAAAACAAAGAGCCGATCTTGACAAACAAATAGCTCAAGCTCAACAAACATTAAATAATCCAACTATGGCCATGGCCGAAAGTCGCCGCGCTCGCCGGTTACGTGAAGCCAGTGAAATTCAACAGGCTCAAGTAGTACTGGCCGCACAAGACATGGTTGATCAAGTTCAAAAAATGAGTGAGCAAGTTAGTGCCATGCAGTTTAAAGACCTACCAGCACTGGTTGATCAGATTAAAAACGAAGTTGGCGTTGACCAAGCTACTCAATTCAATGGCGATGCAAGTGCTGCATTAAGTGGCCTGCTACAAAACTTACAAGGTGCCAAACAACAACTAGAAGCTTCTCTTGGTGTAGTCACAGGACAAGCTCCACAAGTTCCGGGCGAGGATATGACCGCTCCAGATATGGGTGCTGAATTGCCAGCTGAATTGCCTGCTCCGGGCGAAGAAATTGTTGATACTGAAACCGAAGTTGAGCCCATTGCTGGTCTAGGACGTGAACGTAGATAATGTTAATCCGCGAAGTAGCAGATCATAACACACAACGACTGGCTGCATTAAGCCAGTTTTTGCTTGGCCGAAGCAATGACGAGTCTGCCAAAAAACAAATTAGTCAGCAGGCCTTTGTTGACCTGGCAAAGAGTTTGGGTGTAAATGTTACTCTTGACAACTTGGGCGATCTGATCGGGCAAGAACCACTTAGCAATATTCTAGAACCACTAGAACCAAACTCCGGTGTGATTCGATTCAAAGGCAACACTGAAGCCGCCACCGGTATGAGTGTAGACCAAGCCCAAGCAGTAGTAAATTCAAATGCCAAAGCGGCAATGAAACGCCGCCAATAACAAATAATCTGCTTGTCGTTTATAGCAGTAAATAACTCCATATGTCGACACGATTACTAGTAGATAGATTAGAATTCTACATCACCAATGTTTGTAACCTAACCTGTAGCGGTTGTAATCGGTATAACAATTATAAATTTAGCGGCTGGCAAAGTTGGGAAGAAAATAAAGAAACACTTCGCCGCTGGACTGAAAAAATTGACATAAGACATCCAGTTATACTAGGCGGCGAGCCACTATTAAATCCTGATATAGTAGATTGGTTTGGTGGAATAAACAAGTTATGGCCAGATCACAGCGGAGTACAAATTCAAAGTAATGGTACTAGAATAGACTGTGTCAAAGGTTTGTACGAGGTGTGTGCTAACGGACACGGAAATTGGGTTGGTGTGAGTTTGCACTCAATCGATGATTGTGAGGACGTTTTTAATCGTATTAGAAATTTTCTTGTTCATCCTATTAAAGAAACACAAGACCCCGACCATTGGATGGGATCAAGATGGCAATTTGTAGATAATAATAACGTATATGTGCATGTCTGGTTAAATGACCATTTTGTTCAGAGTAACATTATAGAAACGCCAGATGGAAAATTTCAGTTGTACAATAGCAACCCAGATCTTGCCCACGAAAATTGCACCTATCGGCAATTCAAAAATTATCATGTGATTAATGGTAAAATTTATAAATGTGGACCTGCAGCATTGATGCCCGAATTTGATCAACAGTTTGGATTTGAAATGTCAGACGAAGATCGTCAACTGCTCAACAGTTATCGTCCATTGACCATTGATGAGTTTGACGAACGCGGCGAAGAATTCTTTAATACAATTGATAACGTAATTCCACAATGTAAATTTTGCCCAGAAACTTACGAATATAAGCTAATTACATTTACCGACCTAAAAAAACCGTGGAAACGTGAAATAAACATTTCCAAAGATACTACTAGTTAATTATAGTCAAAACGGTTGTAAATAGTAAAGTAGCATGTTATAATACACAAAGGAGTCAACAATGGCCTATTCAGACAAAGTAATCGATCACTACGAAAATCCACGAAATGTGGGTAAAATGGAAATAGACGACACTATAGGTACAGGCATGGTTGGTGCTCCTGCTTGTGGTGACGTGATGAAATTACAAATCAAAGTAGAGGATGGAATAATCACAGATGCAAAATTCAAAACTTATGGTTGTGGGTCGGCGATCGCTTCATCGTCACTTGTCACAGAATGGGTCAAGGGCAAAACGCTGGACGAGGCTGGATCAATTAAGAACTCTGCGATTGCAGAGGAACTCAGTCTCCCGCCGGTTAAGATCCATTGTAGTATCCTTGCGTCGGACGCTATTTCGGCTGCAATAGCCGATTACAAATCTAAACAAAAAAGCTAACATAGAACAAATAACTTTGATAAATAAAGTTATGAAACTATGTAAATGTGGGTGCGGAGTATCCTTGCGTAAAGACAACAAAACTGGATATCAAAAAGGTCATAAACCTTGTCCAGTATGTGGCACACTTGTTAACGGGTCTGGTATAGAATGTTGTTCAAAATCTTGCTCGGCACAACTCCACTGGCAACGAAATCCAGGAATGAAAGAAGCTAGATCATTTAACCCTACAAGGTTTGCATCTCGAGAAAAAAATAGAGATACTTGGGTTAAAAACTTGTCGGATGCTTGCAAAGGTAGAACACCGTGGAACAAAGATGCAGTAGGATTGCAAACTTCTTGGAATAAAAATCTTCCGGCAGAACAACAACCTTTTTATGGAAAAACTCATAATAAAACATATTATGAGAAACGAGATAAAACAGTATTAACTCGATATGGAGTTAAATGTGCCTTAGAGTTAGCAAAAACATCTCCAAGAAGTAAAAAAGAAAAAACTTTAGAATCAATATTAGTTGATTATACAACAAATGTAAAAATAGGAAAATATAAACCCGACTATGTAAATGAAACTACTAAACATATAGTTGAGGTATATGGAGACTACTGGCATTGTAATCCTGATATGTTTGAAGAAAATTTTTATCATCCGCAATTGAAAAAAACGGCAAAGGAAAAATGGAAATTAGACTCCGAGAGACAAAAATACTTGGAATCTTTAGGATATGATGTTACAATAGTATGGGAAAGTAAATTAAATGATTACCGTAACAAGCACAGCCAGTAAAAAAATTCAGCAGAATCTAGCTCGGCGTGGCCGAGGCCTAGGCATTCGGCTCGGTGTTAGAACCACCGGAT